ATATTATTCATAAAAAATATGCTAAAAGGAGAAAGAAATGGCAGAAGAAAACCAGGTAGCGGAACAACAACAAACTCCGTCTGAGCCTGTCACACAAGAAGTAAACTGGAGAGAAAGTTTACCAGAAGATTTAAGAGATGATCCCTCTTTAAAATCTATTAAAGACATATCAGGACTTGCTAAAAGTTTTGTACACTCACAAAAAATGATTGGCATGGATAAAATTCCTGTACCAACAGAACACGCAACCCAGGAAGATTGGGATGTTGTCTATTCAAAATTAGGCAGACCTGAAAATGCTGATGCGTATGAGATAGAGGGAGAAGCTACAGAAATGATTACTGACTTCAAACCATTAGCTCATCGACTTGGATTAAATCAAAACCAGGTCAAAGAACTTGTAGAGTTTTACAATACAAAACAATCAGATGCATTACAGACTGCACAAGTAGATGGTGAACAACATCGTGCAGAAATCGAGTCGACTTTACGTAAAGAATACGGAAGAGCCTACGATAATAAAATTAATGCAGCTATGCGACTAGCAAAGAATGTTTTTACAACAGAGCAGTTAGATAATATCAAATTAGCTGACGGCACAACGCTGGGTAATAACATTGATTTAATTAAAGGTTTTGTTCAACTTGCAGATCGTGTTGGTGAAGATAAGCCAATTAGTAATCCGCAAGAAAATCTCTTAACACCCCAGGAAGCTAGAGAAAAGATGGAAAAGCTCATGGCACCTGGATCTCCTTACTGGAATAAAACACATCCTAATCACGACAAGGCGATTGCAGATGTGATGGAGTTAAGAGAAATGGCTATCAATGAGTAGCCAACAACAATGTAAATGTAATCCAGAACCAACAATTATAGATATTCGACTAGAGTGTCTAAGGCTTGTTTTTGAGTCTGGTACGGATTATCAAAAAAAACAATGGGATTCTATGGCAGCTGAAATGGTTGCCTGGATTACGAGGGTAGACGCAAAGCGTTCCTCGAAGACAGCTGGAAAGAAAGCAGACCAAAAGTCTTAAAATCCAAGAGAAGTCGTATTCACGGTAGCTACTCTGTATTCATTATAAACTGATAAAAGAAAGGATAGACTTATGTCTTCACAAATCACCACAGCTTTTGTGGAACAGTACAGTAATAACGTACAAATTCTATCTCAACAAAAAGGATCACTCCTTAGAGATAAAGTTGACAGCGAAACTGTACAAGGCAAAAACGCTTTCTTTGAACAGATTGGTAGTGTAACTGCACAAGTCAGAACATCACGTCATGCGGATACTCCACAACTTGATACACCACACTCAAGACGTAGAGTAAGCCTTAGTGATTATGAATATGCAGACTTAATTGACGAACAAGACAAAGTGAGAACTTTGATTGATCCTACTTCTTCCTACGCACAAGCAGCTGCTTTTGCAATGGGTAGAGCAATGGATGATGTCATTATTTCTGCTGCTACTGGTACTGCATTTACAGGTGTCAGCGGTGGAACTTCTACTGCGTTACCTGGTACACAAGCAATCACAGAGAGCGGAACAGACGGATTAACAGTGGCAAAATTAAGAGAAGCCAAAAGAATTATGGATCTTAATTCTGTTGATGCGTCAATACCACGATACATTGTTGTATCACCAAGACAAATAGATGACCTATTAGGCACAACCTCAGTAACAAGCGCTGACTTTAATACAGTTAGAGCGTTAGTGACTGGTGAAGTAAACACATTTATGGGTTTCAACTTTATCACATCTAACAGACTGAGCATTGCTTCTTCAAAAAGACTTTGCTTTGCTTATGCACAAGACGGCATCAAGCTAGCATTAGGTAAAGATGTTATGTCAAGAATAGACGAGCGAACCGACAAAGGTTATGCGACTCAAGTCTACTATTGCATGAGCATCGGAGCTACAAGAATGGAAGAAGAAAAAGTTGTTTCTATCCAGGCACACGAAGCATAGGAGGTAAATCATGGCTAGTGTTAAAGGCGCAAATATAACTAACATGGATGCTACCCCTGTTGTTAAAGTAGACTCAGAAAATGCTGGAGGAAAAATCAGAGTATTTCACGATACTTTCGAAGCATCTTCATTAGCATCTGGATCTGACATTACAATCGCTAGAATACCAGCGAACGCTACAATCCACGATGTTGTCGTTAAATGCGATGCATTAGGATCAGGCGTTACTTTAAAAGTTGGAGATAGCGGTGACGATGACAGATACATTACTGTTGTAGGAACTTGGAACGTAGCTGGTCAATCCCAGTCTATGTTAGCGGGTTCATCCACTGGCGCACCAGTGCCAGCAGTAACAGGTCTAGGTTACAGAACAACTGCATCTACAGATGTATTGATTACTACTGGCGGAGCATCTGCTACGGGTACAATCTTCTGTTGGGTAATGTATTCAACTGAATAAATAAAAAGGAGAGAAGATGGCGTCAGTAGTTGATATATGTAATTCAGCTTTAAATATGTTAGGCGGTAATACTATTATCAGCCTTACGGAAAATTCAAAGAACGCACGATTGTGCAATCAGAGATATGAACCCGTAAGAGATGCCGTCTTCCGTGAACATCCCTGGAATTGTTTACTGAAAAGAGTAGAGCTTGCTAAAGATACAGTAGCTCCTGTGTTTGAATATTCAAACGCATACACCCTACCAGCGGACTGTTTACGTGTATTACAATCAGAAAATTCTAATTTATCGAACAACGAAAGATTTAGAATTGAAGGTAGGAAACTACTATCTGATGAAGACACAATCAAAATTTTGTACGTGGCAAAAATAACTGACACGACAGAATATGATACATCACTAATAGAAACATTGTCAGCCAGGTTAGCAGCCGAGCTGGCATATCCAATCACACAATCATCAGGTTTAATGGATCGTATGTTTACGCTGTACCAGACCAAACTGAAAGATGCACGATTTGTCGATGCAACAGAAGGAACAGCAGATGACGATAACCGTTTACAAGCGGGTGATTTTATTAATTCGAGGTTATAATTATGCCAGGTACTTATTCAAAAAAACAAAAAAAGATTGCTGCTATGGGCGGTAATAAAAAAAAGATAGACGCAGCAGATTTTAAAAAGCTACGAAAAAAGAAAAAAAAGAAATGAGCAAGCAAATAGCTATGGCTCATCGAAATACTTATAAGAAAAAAGTAAAAGTTAAAAAAACAAATAAACCTAAAAAGAAAAAATAATGCCAAGATCAACATTTGCATTTACTAATTTTACTGCGGGAGAACTATCACCCAGGTTAGATGGTCGAGTAGACTTACAAAAATATTTTCAAGGCTGCAAGACATTAGAAAACATGGTGGTTCATCCTCACGGTGGTGCAACGAGAAGACCAGGCACAAGGCACATTGCAGAAACAAAAAGCAATGGAGAGGCCAGACTGGTGCCGTTTGAGTTTAGTACCACGCAAACTTATATCTTAGAGTTTGGTAATACGTATATGCGAGTGTACAAAGATGGTGGTCAAGTTTTAAACTCTGGAACAGCAGTAGAAATATCAACCCCCTACTCTGCTGCGGAAGCTACGGAACTTAAATTTGCACAATCAGCAGATGTGTTGTACCTGGTGCATCCATCTCACAAACCAAGAAAATTATCACGCTCATCACATACATCCTGGACTTTATCTAATTACGCACCCACAGCAGATCCTTTTACTTCATCAAATAACTTTCCTAGTTCTGTTACTTTTTTTGAAGAACGATTAGTTTTTGCTGGAACAAATGCGGCACCCCAAAAAATATTTTTTTCTAAATCGGGTGACTTTGAAGATATGACCACTGGTACAAATGCTACTGATGGGATGACATTTACTATTGGATCTGACCAGGTAAATGCGATTAAATACATAAAAGGTTTACGTACACTCTTAATAGGAACAACAGGCGGTGAGTTTGTTGCGACAGCTTCATCTTCTGCTGAACCTATTACACCTACAAATATACAAATTAAACGACAAGCGGGTTATGGTACATCAGATGTAGATGCACTTCTTGCTGGTAATAGAATTTTATTTGTACAACGTGCGGGTAAGAAAGTAAGAGAGCTTACATACGATTACGATACAGACGGATACGTTGCTCCTGATCTTACAATCTTAGCAGAACATATTGGTGGTTCAGGTGTAGGTACAGGATTTACAGCCTGGACTTATCAGCAAGAACCAGACAGCATTGTTTGGGTAGTACGATCTGATGGTGTCTTATGCGGTATGACTTATCAGCGATCAGAAAATGTTGTTGCCTGGCATCGACATATTTTAGGTGGTGCTTTTAGTTCTGGCAGTGCCGTTGTCGAAAGTGTTGCTGCAATCTCAAATACCTTAACAACATCTAAAGGTGAAGATACCCTATACATGATTGTTAAAAGAACAATTAACGGGGGTACAAAAAGATACATCGAATATTTACAACCATTTGACTATGCATCTGATATTGAAGATGCCTGGTTCTTGGATAGTGGTTTATCGTATTCAGGTGGTGCTACTACGACTTTATCAGGACTAGATCATTTAGAAGGTCAAACAGTTTCTATTTTAGCTAATGGATCAACACACGCAGACAAAACAGTATCTAGTGGTTCAATTACATTAGATCGCTCAGTAACAAAAGCGATAGTTGGTTTAAAATATACATCAGCATTACAGACCATGCGTATTGAAAGCGGGAGTGCAGACGGATCTGCACAAGGTAAAGTAAAAAGAATACACGAAGTAACAGCACGTTTCTTTGAAACAGTTGGTGCTGAGATAGGATCAAGTTCTTCACAGACAGATCTAATTCCATTTCGTGATAGCTCTATGGCTATGGATACAGCTGTTAGTTTATTTACAGGTGATAAACAAATTGAGTTTGCATCTGATTATGAAACTGATGGTTTTGTATACATCCAACAACAGCAGCCTTTACCTTTAACAGTAACTGCATTGTTCCCACAACTTAATACGTATGATGGATAATGGACATATATCCTTTTATTAAAGAACACGGATATTTAGTTTTTAAAAATATTAATAACAGTTTGATAGGTCATCAAAACGACCTGTCGTTTATTGATACACTTGAGATAGATGATTGTTATACAGGTGTAAAAGACGGTCGACCAATTATCTGTGGCGGTGTCATCAGACTTTGGCAAGGGTGTTATGAAGGGTGGGTATTAGGATCTAGTTTTATTAATTTATATCCTGTCGAAGTTGCCAGGACTATACGTAAAGAAACAGATCGTTTAATAAAAAAAAATAAAATACACAGGTTGCAAACTGCTGTGTTGTCAAATTTTATTGAAGGTCATCGGTTTGCTAAATTTTTAGGAATGAAAGAAGAAGGTATTATGAGAAAGTACGACTACATGGAACAAGACTATATTAGATTTGCGAGGGTAATGTAATGGCACCACTCGCTCCTATTGCTATTGCAGCGACAGCTGCTGCTGGTGTTGTTAGTGCCATCGGTGCTGTACAAGCAGCAAACGCTGCTAAAGCGACAGCAGCTGCTAATCAACACGGATACAATCGTGCAGCTCAAGTTATAGAACAGCAAAAAGATGTTGTTGATGCACAGTTTCAAGATAATCTTTTTAAGTTTCGTAGAGATTTTGACATATCAAAAGCAAACAACGAAATAATGTATTTGAAATCAGGAGTCACTTTAGACGGTACACCTGAAGATGTCTTAGCAGAAAATGCGAAGTTTGCACAATATGAAATTAATGTAATGGAGTACAACCAGGCATTAAGTAAAAAGAAATTAGACGATGATGCTATATCTATGCGTTATCGTGGTGAAGTTGCAATGGCAGAAGGTCAAAACCTTGCATCTTCTTATAAGATGAAAGCATTTGGTTCTTTACTAGGAGCCACTGCTGGAGCAACACAATTAACGGGTAAATACTACCCCAGTCTATTAACCTAATGCCAAGAATACCAATATATCAATTTAGAACAAACATACAGGGTACTGCGGGATCTACTGCCGTGCCTATAATTTCACAACAAAGCACATCAGGGCAAATTGCTGCCCAGGCTGATACGCTATCTAAATCTTTACAAACAGTTAGTAAATTTGCTGATGCAATTATAGACAATGAAGCAAAAAGAATTGTTTCCTCTGAGTCTGTAAAATATCAAGGGATGCTTAATGATTTACAAAAAAGCATACAGCTTAATAGTTACAACAGTCCTGAAACCTGGTTACAACAGTTTGATGAAGGTAAACAAAAAATAATTAGTGAAATTAATTCTAAAGATTATAAGTATGACTTTATTGGCAACCAGGTATTAAATCAGTTTGCTGTTGATAGTTTACCATTACGAAATGGTTTATTTGACGGCTACTTGAAAAGAACAAAAACTCTTACCCTGGCATCTACCCAGGAAGATTTATACATCAGAGGATCAGCACTAGGAGAGAAAGTGAATTTATCTGCACTTGATTTTGGAGCTGAACTTACTCAACTGGCTGAACAAATGAATTTGTATGGAATGTCTGGAGCGTCAGATAGCGAATTAGTATCTGCAAAAAACCAAGTTTTTACTAATGCGTTTTTAAGTGGATTAGATGAATATACAGCTGGACTTACTGATTTACAAAAAAGTGCGTTAAAAATTCAAGATTTAGATAATGAAAACTTACAAACAATATTAGGTTTTTTAGAACCAGACGATGCTATGGCTACATTAGAAAAGTGGACTGATGACGCATGGGAAGATTACTCAAGACAAGATAAGCTAAATGACAATGCAATAAAAAAATTAGAAAACAAAAGAGATGATGTGGTTGATTTAATACATAAAGCAAACAATATTGAAGACGCACAGGCTGCTTTAGATATTTATGATACTTTACCAGACTCCATAACTTCTTTAGATGAAAGAACAATATTAGAAAATTATATTACTGCTAGTTTTGATGAGAATGGTACGAAACAACAAGTATTATCTTTAGTTGATAACGATGCGTTAGAGTCAAAATTAAAACAAAGAATTTTAGATGATGATTTGACATACGATGAATTAGTAGAGCAGTTACCTTTCCTTTCATTGACACAACAAGATACAATACGAACTTTTTTTAAAAATAATAAAAATGAAAAAGATACGACCGTTATAAAGAAAATAAAAACTATGTTCGGTCAAAATGATGTCATAGATATTAATTTAGGTGTTGAAGATAGTTTAGGTGATAAAATTTTAGACCAGGCTGTTTCGTTTGCCTTAGATGAATACTACAGAATAAAACTAGATCAAGGAGCAAAGTTTGATCCTATAGCAGCGTTAGCTCAGGTTGAACAGCTAACAAAAACAACATTTAAAAAGAATATTGAAACAGCAATACAAGACATAATTATTAATTTAAGTACAGGTGAAAACGCAGTAGATTTTATTACAACAAAAGTAAAACCATCAGAGCTAGAGCAAGCATTACAAGAGTATACAGATGCTAATTTATCATCAGATGATGAACTTAAACGAACACAAGCATTTGTGGCTTTTGGTGTTTTAAAAGATAATGCAATTTTATTTAAAATGTTAAAAACATATTCGGAGTAATAATGGATTTAAAAATATTTGAAAACGGAACTTACACCCAGGATGACATCCTAGAGTGGCACGAAACTTTTGGAACAAAAGAATATCAGAAGTCATTGAAAAATTTACAAGAAGATCAATTTGATAATATTTTTAAACACCAGGATGAAAATAGTATTTACACTATTGGAGAAAAAAACGGTGTTACTGTTATTTTAAATACAGAGCCAATACCAACTTTGTTTGGTACAAAGATGGATGATTTAGCAGCTGCTGGAGAGTCAACGAAAAAAAAAATTTTTGATGTAGCTGCTGCAACACCAGGCTTTTTAAAAGATGCTTTTAATCCCGTTAATATTGGTAAGGGTTTAAATACAGCAGTTGTTAATTTTTTTGATTTTATTGATAACTCAACAGGTGGTGCCGTCACTACTCTTGATAAT